TTGCAACAATGCTAACGCTTGGGTTGCTTCTGGTACAACCGCTCTAACATTCGCTCCAATGCTTGCTACTGACACAAAGTATGAAGTATCTCAGGTTCGTATTGACGATGCTCTTGCTTTTGACAATTACAAGTTTGGTAAGATTGCTGGTTCCGAAGAACTTGGTGACGAAACCGTAGATGGTGTTCGTGTCCAGGTAATTCGTGGCGGTAATGTTAAGAGTAGAACTTCTATGGTTCGTATTGACTGCCCATTTGCTGCTGGTCTTCCAGAAGTAAGACAGTCCGTAACCATGTTCATTAAGAAGTAATATATCTTACACATGATTAAAAACGCACTGGTTCGCTGGTGCGTTTTTATTTTTATAAATAGTTTATATGGGAACTTGGGGTTTTCAATACCTTCTCTCGCCCTCTGTTCCCATTCTTTTTAAAAACAAACTAATGAGAAGGTCTGAATGTGGCAGATTCCACACAAAGTAAGAGGTTAAAATGTCCGATGAAGAATTATACGCCAAAATTAATGGCGATGACGAAACAACAGTAGAACAAACAAATGATATTAGTGAAGAACCTGTTGTTGAAGAAACCCCAAAAGAAGAAGTTAAGACCGAAGAAACACAGGCTCCTGTAGAGCCACCTGCTCCTCCAGTTAAAACTTATAGTGAAGATGAATACAATCAGATGATTTATTCCTTCAAGAGACAGTTGGGTAAACAAAAAGACCGTTACGAATCACAGCTAAATGATAGTAATAAACGCTTTGAAGAAATAATGTCCCGTTTGGGTAAATTAGAAAACCCTGAGAAACCATTAACCCGTGATCAGTTCGCTAGTGACGATGAATTTATAGACAAACTAATTGATCAGGGTGTAGAACGCAGATGGGCCGAGAAAGAAAAGGCTATGCGTGAAGAATATGAGAAGTATCAGCAACAACAGCAAGAAGAATACGAACAAAGAAAAGAACTTGATGAGGGTATAAACAAGTGGTACCCTACTGCTGAACAACGCAAGGACTATCAAGATACAGTACAACGAGCATTTGGTGAAGGTCTAAAGGATCTTCTTGAACAGGAAAGAAATATATTAGACTATTTGTTCCAGACTCCAAACCAGTCATTAGTTTTGTATAAATTAGCAACTGATGCCAGCACAGTCTCACAAATTTTTAGTATTAAGAATCCATTAATGCGTTTGATGGCTGTAAGAGATTTGGAGAACTCATTAGTAGCAGAACGAAACAAACCTGCCACAGCACCAACTCCTGCACCTGAAACAGCTCCTGTTGAGAACAAGCCTGCTCCAGTAAACAACTTGGCAAAAGCAGTAGATAAACCAGGTACACAAACCGAAGCAGAACCTGATGTATTTGCTAGTCAGGAATCATTAAGAAACTTCATTAGAAGTCACTAAGGAGAATGATTATGCCAACAAGAGCACATGTACACCAGAGATGTAAACGTCGTCATGAACAAATTAAATTTTTGTTAGAGAACATGACTGACCCACAGTTCGTTCCCAACGATTCATTTAATACATTGACTGGTACATTTAATATGGTTGATGATAAAACGTCTGGGTGGAATCCTGTTGGCATAACTTATACTATAATGAACCACGCTGACCCAAGGTTCCTTCGTGTTGACCCAGAGAATCCAAAGTCATATTCGTCATTAGCCACATTAATGAATAAAATTGAGCCATATTTACCTTATAAACTTCGTTCTGATAAGAGATGTAATAAACTATGGCGACCTGACAGTATGATTTTTGATAAAATGGATCCGGAAACTATTGAGTTAATGAAAGAACTTCACTATTGGTTTTTAGAGATGCGAAATAAGATTGAGACTGAATTAACAAGTCGTTATTTTATGGGTGGTAAAACACAACATATAGAAATTTTAAAACGCAGATTTAAAGAAGGTTGGACTGAAAAGATTGAGACTGAGAATAATACGAAGGCCGAAGTCACGGGTGGATTCAATATAAACATATCGTTTGAGGACATACCCGATGAACAAGACGTTGAGGATAAAACTACTTAAACACCAGAAACTTTTATTACAAAGTAAAAAATCTTATGTTGCTATGATATGTGGAAGAGGTGCTGGCAAAACATATGCCGCATCTCTTTTATGTGCTATTAGTGCTCTGCGTGGAGAAAAAATACTTGTATTCGCACAGAACTATCGTGCATTAAGTTTAAACCTATTCAATGAAATAACAAAACGATTAGACGAAATAATTGGATATGAGAACTACAACTATAATCGTGGACAAACTATCATTTATATCCCACAAACTAAAGGTGTAATATATGGAGCAACTTATGAGAATATAGATTCATGTCGTGGATATACTGAGATTAATAAACTTGTGTTAGACGAAAGTGCTCTATCACCTCCAACTATTTTGGAAACGGCAGGTCCTTGTTGTCGTGGATTGGGACCTGATAAAGAGCCACAGTATTTTTTCTTGACAACTCCTAAAGCAGGTTCGTGGTTTAATTTGTTTGTTAAGAATAAACTAGAAAAAGAACCAGATGAAATTGAGTTAATTAAAGCAAAATCAACTGATAACAAATTTATTAGTGAAAAAGAACATAAACTTCATATTGGTGGATTCACAAATGAGGCACTGATTAGACAGGAACTAGAGGGAGAACTATTAAACGAACAGGCTGAAAACTCTGTATTAGCTGGTGTAGTGTACCATAAGGGCGAATGTCATATGCCTGAAGAAGGTTGGGTAAATATTGGCATTGATGGTAGCGGATATGGCAAGGATAAGACTGTAATAACTTATAGAATTGGTAATGATTGGGAACAAAAGTGCTATCAGGTTTTGACTGGCCCACAGTGTAGATTAGAGATAAAGAAAGAACTTCTTCTGCACCCGAAATGGCGAGTAAATGGGATCTGTATAGATATGGCATACGGCGAAAACTATTATGAGAATTTGCAGTATGAATATGAAACAGTTAATTTATTGAATTTTGCTAGCCGAGCCACAGATGACCAATACTATAACCTTAGAGCAGAGATATACTTTGATTTAGTAAAGAAAATGAGAGAGGGCATGAAGATAACTGACGATATAGAGCGAGAATTAAATGTTACTTTGTTTGAATTTGCCCCAAATGGTAAGTTAAAATTGGTAAATAAGGACGAAATAAAATTGGTTTTAGGTCATTCGCCTGACCAAGCCGATAGTTTAGCATTAACCTTTGCAATTGGAGATAATACGAGATATGAAAAAGAAGCAGAATACGTCTATGAATTTAGTCCCGAAGACTAAGTTAACGGAAAAGGCCATAGAACACGAAAGTTTTGTAGAAGATGACACTACAAAACAGGATTTGGAACAAATTAAACAGTTATTGGAACAAATTAATGGATATTTGAAGGTTATAGCTGATTGTTTGCCATTTCCAAAGAAATAAAACTATAAATATATTAAACCGAGGTTTGTATGGCTATAATAACAGTTAATGGTTTGATTAGTAATGCTCTCAAGGCTATTGGGATTGAGGGCGAGAAAGCGTCTCCTGATGGTTACTACACAAAAGCTGCTCTACACGAATTGAACAGTCTTGTACCACAGTTAAACTTGGAAGATTATATTTGCGAACAAAGGAAAGAAAAGTTTGTTCACGCATTGGGCAAAATAACGATTGGCCCTGACGAAAGTTACGATATACAGGAAGATTTAGTTCCAGATTCTATTAGAGTAGTTGGTAGACGAATTGGAAACCGCTATTGTAGATTAGTTAAATGTGATAAGGCAACAATATATGCTAGACCACGCAAGAGTTTGCCCGCATTATATACTTATGGGCAAGAATATGATACTGAACACAGATGCATGAAGGGCGTAATTTTCACAGATGGTGGAACTTCTGCCGATATGATAGTGATATACAATCAGAAATTGCCAGAGTATGATTTTGATGACGAAATACTTTTGAGTGATATGTCTATAAACTTGATAGAAGAAGGTCTTAAATACAAATTAGCAAGTAGATTTAAGATGCCTGATGCTTCAACCTTTGAAGAAGATTTTAACGAATACAAACGATTAGTTCAACAGGTTAATGGACAAAATAACCCAATGGTTTATAATGACTTAATTGGTGGTTCATATTTGGACAGCTATTATGATGTAGTTGGTGGTGTAGGTTGGTAATATGGGTGTTGTCAATACTTCAGTTTTAGATATATTTGTTGGTGGACAAAAGAAAGCACAGTTCCCCAATATACAGGGCTGTGCTATATCCCAGAATATGGTCAGTGAAGTTAATGGCGATATAAAATACTTACGTTCACTATTTGGAAAGAAATTTTACAAACAAATTAATGAAGAAGTTGCGGACTGTAAAGGTTCATATTATGCGTCTGTTGGTTTAGATGCTGAGAATAATATCCCAAGTTCTTTTTGGTGTTTTAATAATAATGTCTATGAAGTTCGCCCCAGTGGCACGATTAGATTTTTATTTGAAGCCAATATGGATAAAGAATATGGATATACTTTTGTTGAATCAGGTGGCGAAAGACCTTTCTTGTTAATTTGTGATGGAAATACTCTCCACACAGTTAATTTGTTTGATGGTGAAGTTAAACTTGTAAAAATGCCATTAAATATAACTGGTAATACGATTGTTCCATGCAGTGTTAGTTGTTTAGCGGGTAGCATAATTGTTAGCGATAAGAACACAGGTTATGCTTACTACTCTCAACCTTATGTTCTCAGCAAAGATACCATTGAATTGTTAGAGAAAGATGCCGATGGTAATGTAGTTTATGTAGACGACGTTACTCCTTCTTATGTTGAAAAAGATGTCTGGGACGGAAATATTTTCTATGATATGTACGGCACACTCCAATACAAAAATGCTGAATCAAGTTCTGATAGTATCGTTAGTTTGAAAGCAGTCGGAGATGTATTGACTGTCTATGGTAGAAGTTCCATAGAATTTTGGACCCGTAGTGATGCAGAAGGTATGACCTGGGTTCGTACAAACTATACTTCAAATGGTTCATTAGGATTGAAAAATGCTCGCACAGTTGGTGTTTTCAATAATATACAGGGTTTTCTTGGCAGTGGCAATAGAAGTGGTTTGGGTGTATATGCGATTAGTGGAACACAAATAGACAAAATTAGTCCTGTTTGGTTAGACGAATTGTTGTTTAGTAGTACACTTGGTAATGTATTTGGCTATGGCTACTCATATAGCAACCATTCTTACTACTGCATTCATTTTAAAGACGATAAAGATAGATGGAGAAGTTTTGCTTATGATATGATTAGTGGTGATTGGCATGAGCGTGTTAGTTTGAATGTAATAGATTTGAAAGAAGAAACTACACACTATGTTTATCCCATATTCAATAGAGAAGGCAAACTTCTTTATGGCTCGTTTAATACAAACAAGAGTGCTAGTTTATTTGAAGCACGAAAAGACTACTGGTATGAAGATATAAATGCTATACAAAGACTTTCATTTGTTCGTAGTCGCCAGACTCCATTGATTATTGACAGTGAAAGAGATTTTATTTTGAACGCATTAAGTATAGAAGGAAACTTTGGTAATGTTCAGGATAGAAATATAGTTCCACAGGGTATGTTAGAGATTAGCCGCGATGGTGGATATTCTTATGATAATACTATCGTTAGGGATTTGCCAACAACAGGTAGATACCGTGAACGTGTAATGTGGAATGGTTTAGGTGT